ACAATCAACTCTAGTGCAGTATCTATTCCTAATGGATTGAACTTTGATAGCAATACTTTAGTTATTGATGCTACTAATAATAGAGTTGGTGTAGGTACTGCTAGTCCAAGTCAGGCATTAGATGTAACTGGAAACATTAATTCAACTGGTAATATTTTAACTGGCGACAACAAAGCTATTGGTTTTGGTTCAAATGCTTATTTTCTTGGCAATTCTACAAGCTCATTTTTAACTGCATATACTGCTGGCTCAGAACGCATGAGAATAGACTCTAGCGGTAATGTAGGTATTGGAACAAGTAGTCCAGCAAGTCGCTTAACTGTAAACGGTGTTACAACATTTGTAGATGGTGGAGATGCTCGTGTTGGCACTATTAGATTTGCTAGTGGTGCTTTTCAGATAATATCGGCCGCAACAGAATTAAACATTGATACCCCTTCTTCTTATATCGCATTAAGAACAGGAGCAGCAGGTACAGCCACAGAACGCATGAGAATAGATAGCTCTGGTAACTTGCTAGTGGGGACTACAACATCACCAAGTGGCTCAGGAAATATGTTTGTTAATGGTGTTGTTTATATAGGAACAACAAACACTGACCCAACTTTTAATCGTGTTAATGGTTTTAATTTACTTACACAAGGAAGGCTATATACAAGGTCTAATGGCTCTTGGGACATGGGTAGAGATGCAACAAGTGGTACTCATATTACATTTTATACAGATAATGGTTCTGCTAGGGTAAGTGCTGGCAATATTGCATCAAACGGAAGCACAACATCGTATAACACAGCATCCGATTATCGTATGAAAGAAAACATTGCACCAATGACAGGTGCTTTGGCTACTATTCAAGCTCTTAAACCAATAACATACGATTGGAAAGATGAATTTGTAGGTACTAAAAAATCTACCCAAGGCTTTATTGCCCATGAATTAGCTGAAGTAGTGCCTGATTGTGTAACTGGCGAAAAAGACGCTGTAGATGCAGAAGGCAATCCACAGTACCAAGGCATTGATACTTCATTCCTTGTCGCCACACTAACAGCAGCAATACAAGAGCTTAAAGCTGAAGTAGATGCACTTAAAGCACAAATTAACCAATAAGGATAAATCATGGAACTCAAAGTAAATCAACTAGACCGCAACACAGATGGTGACATCGTAACTACTGTTCATTACTCTGCTGTTAAGCAAGATGGTGAATTCACAGCATCATCTTATGGCTCAGTCGGTGTAGAAGTAGGCGATACAGTAATCCCTTTTGCAAGCCTAACTGAAGAAACAGTTAAGACTTGGTTAGCTGAAAAGCTAGACTTAGAAGCTATGGAAGCTAGTCTTGATGCTCAATTAGCAGACCAAAAAGAACCAAAGGTAGCCTCTGGTTTGCCTTGGTAAGATTTTTTAACTAGTAAGGAGTAAGTAATGGGAAAAGATAAAAAGACCCCAGTTACAGTAAACGGTAAAGAGTATCAATTTGAGGACATGACTACAGAGCAACAGATGCTTTGTAATCATTGTTTTGATTTAGATAGAAAGATTGCTTCAGCACAATTCAACATTGACCAGCTATCTGTAGGCAAAGATGCTTTCGTTAAGATGCTTGAGGAAGCTCTGTCAAAACCTAAAGAGGACTAAGTAGAATGACCACTGAAAACGGAGTAGACCTTTACAAGTACGGCAAGTTAGTCGCACAAGTAGAGGCTATGGAAAAGAAGATAGACAAGCTAGAGTCCGGTATGGAAGAACTACTAGAATTAGCTAATAAATCTAAAGGCGGTTTCTGGATGGGTATGGTAATTGCCTCTGGCATCGGTGGTCTTATCACTTATATAACAAGTCACTGGACAGTTAAATGAAAAATGTTTCTATAGGTTTAAACCTCACCGCTGGTGTAGAAACAGTAGTTTATACAGTCCCAACAGGATATACTGCTAAATGGAATCTAATGTACCTATTAAACGGTACAGGCTCTACAAAGTATATTACAGTATTGTGGAGAGAAACAGATTCAGCCACTGATATTTATATTCTTAACCAAACAGCAGTTTCTTCTAAAGAATATTTTAGACTAGACGGCGGTGCGTATGTTGTTCTTGAAGAAGGTGACAGCATTAAAATGACACCTGAAGCTGGTTCAACATTTTCAACTATTTGCACTTTTGAACTAGAGAGAAAGACTTATGCCAATTAAAAAAGGTAAATCTGATAAAACAGTGTCTTCTAATATTAGGATGCTTATAAAAGAAGGTAAACCACAGAAACAGGCAATCGCTATTGCTTTGTCTACAGCTGGTAAGTCTAAGCCAATGATGAAAAAGACAGGAAGAGGTAGATAATGAAAACAGGATTATATGCCAATATTGCAGCCAAGAAAGCTCGTATTAAAGCTGGCTCAGGTGAGAAGATGCGTAAGGTCGGCAGCAAAGGTGCTCCAACCGCTAAAGACTTTAAAGACGCTGCTAAGACAGCTAAGAAGGCTAAGTAATGCCTAAGAAAGAGTTCCAGAACCCTAAAGGTGGTCTTAACCAAAAAGGTAGAGACTATTACAACAAAACTACAGGCTCTAACCTAAAACCACCTGTTTCAGCTAAAGAGGCTGCTAAGTCTCCAAAGGCTGCAGCACGACGCAAGAGCTTCTGTGCTCGTATGGGAGGAGTTTCTGGTCCAATGAAAGATGAAAAAGGTCGTCCAACTAGAAAAGCACTTGCTTTGAAAAAGTGGGATTGTTAAAAATAATTGTTGCTTTTTTACAACAGTTGTGGTATACTAGGATATAATATATGAGCACTACTACTTATTTACAAGCCGTTAACGATGTGCTATCACGATTGCGTGAACCTACAGTCACGACTGTTAATCAGAACAGTTATTCACGTCTTATCGGAACTTTAGTTAATGATGCAAAGCGTGAAATTGAAGATGCTTATGACTGGAATGCTTTAAGTTCTACAGTAACTGTCAGTACTGTTGCAGATACTTATAACTATACATTACCAGATGCTAAGACAAGATTTAGAGTTATTGATGTGTTGAACGACACAGGGAATTGGTTTGTACGATATGCACCAACTTCTTGGATGAATGCTCAGTTTCTGTTAACAACAACATCTAAAGGCTCTCCACAGTATTATAACTTTAACGGTGTTGATAGTAACGGTGATACACAGGTTGATGTTTTTCCTATCCCTGACGGTGTGTATACTTTAAGATTTAACTTAACTATTCCGCAGGATAACTTAACAACAGATTCTACTCGTATCCTTGTTCCTGGACATGTGGTGTCTCAATTAGCTTATGCTAAAGCCGTGGCAGAACGAGGCGAAGATGCTGGTATCACTTCTGTAGAAGCTTACAGTTTATATCGTGGCTCTTTAGCAGATGCTATTGCTATTGAGCGTAATCATTATATTGAAGAAACTGTTTGGACGTCTATCTAATGGCAGAACAATTAACCACTGCGTCAGTAGCAGCACCTGGATTTTTAGGTCTTAACACACAGGATAGTGGTGTTACGCTTGAATCAGGCTATGCAACTGTTGCTGAGAATTGTGTCATTGATAAGTTTGGTCGTATTGGAGCAAGAAAAGGCTGGACACCAGTTAATTCAACCAGCACTGATTTAGGCTCTAATCCAGTTCAGACTATTTTTGAACTTGTTAAAGCAGATGGTAATGTTGTTTTATCTGCTGGAAATAATAAACTATTCTCAGGAACTACATCTTTAACACAATTGGCGGTAAGAAATTCTGACAATAGCGGTAATTTGTCTTACACCATTGCAGACAACCATTGGCAGATTGTAGCACAGCCATACAGCAGCGGTATCGGTGCGTCTGCTCATGCTTTTTTAGCCCAAGCTGGACAGTCTACACTTGTGTACCATAAACTAGGTACAACTGCCCACGCTCATACAGGTTCTTATGGCTTACAAAGACTAGGTGATATTGGTTCACTTCCTTCTGGTTATAGCACGACAACATTTACTCCTAATGTGGCTCTAGCAGCGTTTGGTCGTGTTTGGTATGCTGATATTGCAGCTGATAACCAAACTGTTTATTTCAGTGACTTAAATGACGGAACTAAGCTAACAGGCGGTACTTCTGGCTTTTTAAACATTGCAGATATTGTTCCTGAAGGCGACCCTATTGTTGCACTCGCCGCTCACAATAGCTTTCTTGTTATCTTCTGTAAACAAAACATTGTTATTTATCAGAATGCTGACGACATTACTAACATCCGCCTTTCAGACCAAATTAAAGGGATAGGCTGTGTTGCTCGTGATTCTGTTGTAACAATTGGAACTGATTTAGTATTTTTGTCTAGTACTGGTGTTCGTTCATTGCTTCGCACCATTCAGGAGAAGTCCGCACCTATTCGTGACATTAGTGCCAATGTGCGTGATGATGTTGTTGAAACACTTTCTGATGAACAAGTAAAAAACATTAAAGGTGTTTATAGCGAGAAAGATGCATTTTATGCGTTGTCTTTCCCTACAATGGGTATTCTTTATGTGTTTGATGTTCGTTCTCAGCTTCCAAACGGTGCTGCCAGAGCAACAACTTGGAGACTTAAGGTAAATAGCTTTAATGTTACAGCAACTAAGCTATTGTACTTAGGAATGACTGGTTATATAGGTAACTATGGTGGCTATTCAGACAATAGCTCAACATATCGTTTTAAGTATTATACAAACTGGTTTGATTTTAATCAGCCAACAGTTACAAAGATTTTAAAGAAGATTGGTTTAACTTTTATTGGTGGCAATGGTTTAGATGTGTCTATTAAATGGGCATTCGACTATGCATTAGCTTATCAATCAACTTCATACACTTTAGGAACTGAAAGCAATATCAGAATACGGTATCGCTGAGTATAACATTGGTGAATACACAGCAGGTGTGGTACTTTGACAAATCAAAAAGACACAACTAGGACGGTTCTAGGTTCAGCAATTCAATTAGGTGTAGAAGTTGTTATAGAAAACGCAGAACTATCAGTACAAAAGATGGACTGCTATGTCAAACAAGGTAAAGTGAGGTAATCGTGAGTAATTATGTAAAATCAACTGACTTTGCGTCTAAAGACAGTCTAGCAAGTGGCAACCCAGCTAAACTTGTTAAAGGCACTGAGATTGATACAGAGTATAACGCTATTGCTGTTGCAGTAGCTACTAAAGCTGAATCTGCTAATCCTACATTCACAGGAACTGTTACATTAACAGGTGTCACTGTGGTGGATGGGACTATTAGCGGTGGTACATACTAATAAGGAAAAATCATGGGATTGTTTAGCGGAATTACAAATGCTGTAAAAGATGTTGTAGGTACTGTTGCTGATATTGGAAGCTCTGTTTTAGGTTTAGGAGGCGGAGGAACTTTAGGAAATTTAATCGGTGGTGCTACCCAAGCAGCTGGCTCATATTTATCAGCAGATGCGGCAAAGGCTGCAGCAGATGCTTCGGCGGCAGGGCAGATACGAGCGGCTCAGATTGCCGCAGACGCTGCTCGTTTCCGTCCAGTTGGTGTTTCTACTCGTTTTGGTTCTTCTCAGTTCGGTTTTAGTCCTGAAGGTTATTTAACAAGTGCTGGATACTCAGTATCGCCTGAATTACAATCTATTCAAAACAGATTAATGTCTTCAACAGGCGGTTTATTGTCTCAATCAGAGGGATTAAACCTATCTCCTCTTCAACAAGCCGCACAAGCACAGTTTGGTTTAGGTCAACAGCTTTTACCTAGCTCTGTGTCTCGTCAAGCGTCGCCAGAAGCATTGGCATACGCTAATCAGCTTCGCTCATTGTCTCAACAAGCGTTACCTAGTAGCTACGATACACAAGCTGCAGCTCAACAATTGTTAGCTCAACAACAGGGTTTATTGCAGCCTGGTAGAGAGCGTCAATTAGGTCAATTGCGTGAGCAGTTACAGCGTACAGGACGTTCAGGGTTTGCTGTTGGTCAAGGCGGTAATTTAGCCGCAGCGAATCCAGAACTAGCTGCTTACTATAATGCACTTGCTCAACAAGATGCTGGCTTAACAGCACAAGCACAGCAGCAAGCTCGTCAGAATCTTGCTCAAGATATTAGCATTGGTACTGGTTTAGGTTCTGGAGCACTACAAACACAGCAACAAGCTGAAGAACTAGCTCGTAGTCGTTTTGCTCAAGATATCGGACTAGGTCAAGGTTTATTTGGAACAGGTGCTCAGTTCTTAGGACAAATCCCTGCATTACAGACACAATACTTAGCACCTATTCAATCTCAACTCGGTGTTGTCAGCAACTTAGAGCAGCTTGGACAATCTCCACTAGATATTGGAGCACAGTTAGGTGGTCGTGCGGCTCAGTCTGGTGCTGCTCAAGCAAATGCTTTATTACAAGGCGGTATAGGTGCTGCAAGAACGCAACAGGCAGCAAATCAATATAGCCCTGGCGGTGCATTACTTTCAGGATTAGGAAGCAACCCACAAGTGATGTCTGGATTAGGTAATTGGTTTAGTGGTATACTGAATCCTACACCTTCTTGGCAGCAGACAAGCACTGGTTTATACAGTTTAGATTAAGGAATAACTATGGCACAACCATCTATCGTAGGGGGCTTGTTCGGATTAACTCCTGAAATGGCTCAAATGCAACAACAGCGTGAATTAGAAGCAAGAGCTACTCGTTTTGCTCAGTTATCTCCTTTAGAGCAATCACAAGCTGGTTTTTATCAAGCTGGAAGTAATATCGGAACAGGTCTATCTGGTTTGATGGGTGTTGAAGACCCGCAACTGGCTATGGTTCGTGATGTACAGCAAATGCGTACACAGTTTGATGTGTCTACACCAAAGGGTTTGCGTGACTTTGCACAGGCTCTAGGACAAAAAGGATATACTGACTTAGCTGTTCAAGCAACTGCCAAAGCTGCTGAGATTGATAAAGATATTTCAGCTGCTGAAAAAGCAAGGACAGAAAAACTTCCTAATATCGCCAATCTTCAATTATATCGTGATAGACTTATTCAAGCTGTTGGTCCTAACGACCCTCGTGTGGCTGAAGTCAATGCAGAGATTAAAGGATTGGCTGAAAAAGGCACTAAGATTATTATGCCTGGAGAGCAGCAAGACAAAGAACTTCGCACAGCTCGTGGTAAGAAATTTGTAGAGCTCGAAGATAGGGCTGGTGTGGCTAACAACACATTACAAGTAGTTTCTGACTTCTCTGGTTTAATTGATAAAGCATTTACAGGAGCTGCGTCAGGTGCTAAACTAACAGCAGGTCAGTTGGCTAATACACTTGGTGTTCCAGTTACAGGCACAACAGAGTCAGAACAACTTGACCAGTTGTTTGCAGCACTTACACTTGGGCAAGCTAAGAACTTAAAAGGTGCATTGTCTGATAAAGATGTACGATTCTTGAAAGAGGCGGTAGGTAGTCGTGGTCTTACTTCAGATACTTTAAAATCTGTTGTAGCTAGAATTGCACGAGAAGCTGAAATTGACAAGAAAACTTACGATAAAGCAAGTGCTTATTATGAAGGCGGTGGTGATATTGCTAAGTTTAACTTTGCAAAAACACAAGAAGAGGCAACCGCTGAAGTTAATGAAAAACTAGCAAAGCAAAAGAGATTAAACGAGCTTCGTAAACGAGCAAATCAATAAGGATTTAATATGGCATTGACTGCTGAAGAAAAGCAAGAACTAGCTAGACTTGAACAAGAATTAGGCGGTGATTCATCGTATGTTTCAGTATTATCTCCAACATACAAAGAGCCTACTATCGGACAGCAACTAAAGCAAGCAACAATTGAAACTTTACCAGAGCTTGGCGGTATGTTAGGCGGTGCGTTGGGATTAGCTACAGGTCGTTCACCCGCTGCAGCAAGAACTGGGGGAATGCTAGGACAGGCTGCGGTTAGAGGTACTATAGGTGCTGGCTTTGGTGGTGCAATCGGAGAAGCTGGTAAACAAGCTATTCAAGGAACTCCTGACTTTCTTAAAGTAGTTACATCAGGTGTTGAGCAAGCTACTTACGACTCTTTAGGTAATCTAGTCTTTAATGCTGGAGGTAAGCTTTATAACATTGGAAAAGACAGACTTATGGGTTTGTTTGGAAACAGTGTTCCTGCAGACCCAAACATTGCTGCTACTTTAGCTGCTGACAGACTTCTTAAAGAGTCAGGTGGTTTTGGTTTAACACCGTTTCAGTCTACTGGCGGAACTATGTCTGGTATTTCTGAGTCTATTGCTCGTGGTTCGTTCACAGGTAAGCCTGTAATGATGGCTGCTGAAAAAGCAACAGACGCAGCACTTCAAACAGCTAAAACAAAGATATTAGATAACATTACTACAGGTGTTTACGATAGTGTGGCAACTGGTGAGTCTTTTTCAAACGCTATCACAGCTGGAGATGCAGCTCTTAAAAATACTGTTCGTCCATATTACGAAACACTAAAACAACTACAAACTGTTCCTGTAGATTTAGTTCCTTTGCAGAATCAAGCTAACCAGATTCTTAACAGAGCTGAAAAAGCAGGTGGTTTAACAATTAACGCTACGGAACAAGCATTATTAAGCAGAATTTCTGAAGCCCCTGAGAAAGTAGACTTCAGTGTTGCTCACGACATTTTATCTAATTTTAAGACAAAGTTAAGAGACTTGAAGAAGTCTTCTGAGCCTGACTCTGCTTTAACAGCCCAGATGACATCTTTTGTATCTAGTTTAGAAAAACAAATGGATGCTGTTGGTAATAAGTTAAAAGGTTCATCAATTAACTTTGAAGGACGACTAGCAGAAGACACTAGCAAAACACTATCTGAGCAATATAAGTTCTATTCAAATCTTTACCGTACAAGCATTAACGACTTATATACAGATACAACTGCTAAATTACTAACTAAAGACCCTGAATTTGTTGGGAAGAATATCTTTGCATCAGGCAATGTGACAGCTTTTAAAGAAATGCAGCAATCTTTATCAAGAGCTAAACAGCTTAATAAAGAGTTAGATGTACAGAGTACAATTGATTCAGTGCGTCGTGGCTATGTTGAAAACTTGTTAAAGTCAGAGAATTCTCTCGCTACTCTAGGTCAGAAGATTGACAGCGATGAAACAGTGCGTCGTACATTTAAGTCTGTACTTACAGAAGACCAGCAAAATAATGTTAAGCGTTTGTTAAAAGCAGCTGAATTGTCTAATGTGAAACCTACAGCTGATGCACCTTTGTTCTTTGCAGCTCAACAAGCACAGGCTATCGGAACACTTGGTGCTGGTGCTGTCGTGTTATTAAATCCAGATGCTCAGAAAGTAGCTGCTGACAATCCTGGTTGGTCTGCTGTTGCTGCA